GCGCTACCGGCTCTGGCGACTACGCCGGGGTGACATTGGACAAGGTAATGTCACTGTCCAAGTCCAAGGGCGGTTATGAGATTGTTTCCTCGCTGCCTTCTACCGAGTTGTTTGAAGGTAGGGTCGTTTACCTTACTACTGATGACAAACTATACCGTTACACCGGCAGCGCCTGGACTAAAGCCGTTGATGGCCTTGATCTTGTAGCCAACTCAGTCACAACCAACGCCATCAATACTGGCGCTGTAACGGCTGCTAAGATCGATGTCACCAGCTTGTCTGCAATCACCGCAACGATTGGGACGTTGCGGACAGCTACCAGCGGCGCTCGCACTGAGATCCAGGACAATTTGATTGAGGTATACGACGCTTCAAACGTCAAGCGCGTCCAGATAGGTGTTTGGTAATGCCACAAGGCTTGCGCGTCTGGAATAGTTCTGGGAACCTCATCATTGATGTGAGCGATAGAATTATGACTGTACTGGGGCGTATTGAGGTCAATTCCTCTACCCCAAGCGGTACAGTAACAGTGAGCGATGCTAGATTGGCGCTTGGGCAACGCTGGTATTTCAAGACATCGACTAGTGGCGGCTGGGTGGGTGCCTGCGACGTAACGGTAACAATGACATCATCATCAATTACTGTTACAGTGACAAATTCCACATTGATCCCGGGTCCTCTGTACATAACTTATGGAGTTTATTGAGCATGACGGCAGGAATCCAAGTTTTTAATAACTCTAATACAATTGTGATTGATTCAGAGTCGATCAACTTTGTGCTGCATTCCAAAGGGTCGATTACAACGCAAACTCCACCGGCAGACCAGCGCCTTTTCCCTAGTGGAACGGGGATGGATGCCTATCGATACATCTCATATTATTGCACCAGCATTGGCGTGATAAACCTCTACGGCGCTCCTGACGGCGGTGTATTTGCCGTTCAATGCGCCTCCAATGTTGCTCCGGTAAACTTCTCTTACCCGCTCACCAGCAGTTTTGGCGCTTTCCTGACTGTAGGATGTGAAGGGGCAGTAGGCACAACTGTCAACTGGTGGTACTTCCTGCCTGTCAACAAAATGGGGCCTTCAACTGAGGGTGCTGGCTTAAGGGTATTCTCTACAACTGGCCAAATTGCTTATGATAGCGGCTATCTGCCAATTAAGTATGTAGATTCTAAATCGGGGCCAGGGTCACCGGGCAATAACGCAACTGGAGGGCCGTTTACATACACAAGTGGCAGAAGCTACGCTTTGATCCTTTCGTCATGCGGAGGATACATGGGCGGTAAACAGCGCGCTACGGGCATTTACGATTATGTCCACATAGGTGTCGGTGGCAGGGTCAGCAGCAATGTTGTGTATACTGCCGATGTTGTTGGGCAGTCTGAGGGTTACAACCTATACAGCGGAACCCCGTACAACCCGATATACCTATCGTGGAGCGTCATAGTGGTTGATGTAACCGATCTATAATGCTTGCCAAAATCCGCCATTTTGTGATACGACAGTGAGGACAGGAGAACGCCATGCCTTATAATCGCCAAGACTTTACCAGCGGGGCCGATACGTTTGGCTTTTCTGGGGCCACCATCTCACTGGCTGGCGGGGATGTTAACATCAATGATACGGTGAAGGCCATTGTGGTTTGCGCGACTGGCAATGTGGTGTTTCGCCCGGTTGGCTCAGGTGCTGACATTACGATGAGCAGCCTGCCTGCTGGCTACATCATTCCTTATCACTGCTCGGTCATTCGTCAGACTGGAACCACTGCAACGCTTGCCACCATTATCGGGCGGTAAGCCATGTTCGGCATCAGCCTGGCGCGGATCAGCCTTTTGACCGGATCGTCTTTGGGCGGCGGCGTTGGAGTCAGCGCGACACTTGATCTTAATTTCCGAGGGCAAGGATACTCTGCTGCTATGGCTGGCTACACCTTCAACCAACTCATCGACTTCACCCGCACGACTGCCGGGACTTACGTTGACAGCACTGGCAAGATTGTCTCGACGCCTGCCTCGCGGAACCTACTTTTGGTGACGCAAGAACTTGATAACGGCGCTTGGACTAAATCAGGTTCTAGCATCACGGCGAACGCAGTTGCCGCGCCGGACGGAACGCTGACTGCCGATAAGATCAACGAAGATACCAGCTTTGCCGAACACAAGGCTTCGCAATCGGCCACTGTTGCAGCCGGAAGCGTTACGCTTTCAGTCTATGCCAAGGCGGCAGGGCGCGGCTTTTTGGCAATCCGCGAAAACATCAACGGGACGTTTGTAAACACGTTCTTCAACCTTGCTACGGGCGCGGTTGTCAGCACTGGTGCAAGCAGAACCTCTAGCATCTCTTCCGTGGGAAGTGGTTGGTATCGCTGTGCTGTTACAGCCACTAGTGCAGGCGGGTCCGTAAACTGCGGCTTTGACGTTTCGAGCAATGGATCTGACGTTGTTTACACCGGCGACGGCACCTCTGGCATCTACGTCTGGGGCGCACAGCTAGAGCAAGCCTCTGCCGCGACCGACTACACCCGCAACAACGGCGGCGTGTTCCCGCCGCGCCTAGACTACGATCCGGTCACGCTGGCACCCAAGGGGCTGCTGGTGGAAGAGCAGCGGACGAATTTGTTCACGTATTCGGAGCAGTTTGATAATGCTGCTTGGGCAAAGACTAACGTTGCGGTTACGGCCAACAGCGCCGCCTCGCCATCTGGAACGACAACCGCAGACACGCTTGCGGCTACTAGTGCAAATGGCACCGTAACGCAGGCGATCAGCACAACCGCGATTGCAATGACCTATTCGGTCTATCTCAAGCGCAAGACCGGAACTGGTGGTATCCAGATCACCGCAGACGGTTCGACTTGGGTAACACAGACAATTGATAGCACGAACTGGACGCGCTGCATCGTGACGCAAACGGCGCTTGCCGGAACGACCAGCCCCGGCATTCGCATTGTTGCTAGCGGGGATGAGGTGTTTGCTTGGGGGGCGCAATATGAATAGCCCCGGCATGAACCCTAGTGTGGCAACCCCGGCAAAGGGTAATCAGGTTATCCAGCGCATTGTTTCGCAACCGACGCTCTGTTGTCGTTCCTTTTCCGTCGATATGGTGAACGTGAAGATCGTCCTTTGTGCCGCAATACTGGCAAGTGCGATTGTCTCGCTCCAAAGCCTTTTCGCGGTTCCCGTCGAAATCGTAGTTATCTCTGGCGCGCTTGGCGTATTCAGCAACCTTGTCACCGTTGGCTTTCAGCCAATCACGGATTTTGTTGACCTCTTTGACCCGCTGGCATTCGGGGCATCGCTTTTGTGGGCCGGAGCGGTATTCAAAATCATCGCCGCATTCGGGGCAAAACAAAATCGCGCCAACTTCGACAGCGCCACTTTTCCGCCGCAGATTGCGAAGGGCCTCGGTATTCTTCTGGGCGCGGTATCCCGGCATACAACTTTGGCAAGCCCGCTGGTGGCTCCCTGTCGGTTTGTAAGTGCTGCCGCAAACAACGCAATCGCGCACTTTAAAGCCGCTTCCGGTCTGCCCATGAGCGGCAAGCGCACAGAGTTTGCATCGCTTCATATTTGGAGATGTTCTGACAATCTGCTGCGAGCAATCTGGGCAAGTGATCGTTCCGTAAACCTTCACTTTTCAACTCCAATCAATTTCTTTCGCAACATAGCAGGGAGTCGCAACAATGGCTAGCTTCGCAACGTCATATATCCCCACGCTCGCCTCACAGGTCACGCGCACGGCTGACGTTGCGACGATCACGGGGGCGAACTTCTCGCAGTGGTATAACCAGAGCGAGGGGACGTTTGTGGTGGAAGCCGCATCAGCCAGTGCAAGCCAAGACGGTAAGTTCCTATCACTTACGGACGGGACAGCCAGTGGCCAAAACAACAGCATTACGCTGGATGTCGGATCGTCTGGAAAAACTCGGTTTTTTGTTACTACTTCTGGCACAGTTCAAGCTGTTTTCGTGAGTTCGGCAACTTATACGCCAAATAGCGTGATTAAAATTGCTGGTGCATATAAGCAGAACGATTTTGGCGGAACTACAAAAGGCGAAGCTATTACGACTGACACGACAGGTAGTGTGCCAAGTGTAAGCGTGATGGAGATTGGCTACCATCGGTATGGTTTACCGTTGCAATGGGTTAACGGCCATATCCGGTCTGTGCGCTACTATCCGACTAGGCTCCAAAATTCACAGTTGCAGGCGCTTACGGCATGAGGAAAATGAACTTCACGCCAGAGCGCATTGCTGCTTTTTGGGGCCGGGTTGATAAAACCAGCGACCCTAACGGATGCTGGACTTGGCAAGGCGCTAAGTTCTCAAACGGATATGGCGCGTTCCAGTTGGGCGTGGGCAACACGGTTCGCGCCCACCGTATGTCATATGTGCTGCACAATGGGTTTTTCGATGACGCGCTAGTGGTGTGCCACAAGTGCGACAACCGTGAGTGTGTAAACCCTGACCACCTGTTTGTCGGGACTAACGCAGACAATTCTGCGGACATGAGTAGAAAGGGGCGCGCAGCAAGGCTCTATGGAGCCAAAAACGGTTGCTCAAAGCTGACTGAAAGCGCGGTTCTGTCAATCTATCAAGACCCGCGCACTAACCGGGAAATCGCCGCTGATTATGGCGTGGCACCCTCACTGGTGAGCCTAATCCGTCACCGCAAGGTTTGGGGTGAGACGACCAAGCACCTTCCGCCTCACGAACGACGCAAACCGGGAGCGGGCAGCAGTGCTGTTCGCCTCACGGCATAAGGAGATAACCCTTGGCAGACTATTATCTCAAGGCCGCAGACGAAGCCGTCATGAACGCCGCGCTGGTGGACGCTGGGCTGGCCTATCTGGACGAGGACGCGCTGGTTCCGGCACCGGGCGTATCGCTGGACGTTATCGGCCCGATTAGCCGTGTCATCGGCTATGACGATGAGGGCGAGCCTATCGTGCAGGAATATCCTGAGTGGCACGTAAATGTGCGCTGTGGTGGCCTTAGCGAGGAACAGGAAGCTGCGCTTGCTGGCTTGGTCATTGTTCCGCCTGAAACGCCGTTCCGGGTGTGGGCATAGGCTGACTTTGAACTTAGGGGGCGACAATGGACGATCACGACATCTGGGAACACATTCCTGAGGGGATAAAGCATATTCTGGATGTCCTGTCTGTTGGCACAATGTTGGGGACTTTGTTTCAAATGCTGCCGAACATTGCTGCCTTGCTGACGATCATTTGGACGAGTCTCAGGATTCTTGAGACTGATACGGTTCGGAATATGACCAAGAGGAGTAATGATAATGGCGAAGGGCAACTTTGAGCCAAGCCTGAAGGAAGTCCTTCTTCACGAAGGTGGGTATTCAAATCACCCAAAGGACCCTGGCAAAGCGACCAACCTTGGCGTGACCCAAGCCGTCTATGAAGATTGGATCGGGTACAAGGTCAACGAGGCGATTATGCGCAAGTTGACCGTCGATCATGTGCGCACTCTCTACAAGGTCAGGTACTGGGACGCGATCCATTGCGATGATCTGCCGATCGGGCTTGACCTGTGCGTCTTTGACTTCGGTGTCAACGCAGGCACTTCCCGCTCTACTCGCTATCTCCAGCGCATGGTTGGGGCAAAGGAAGATGGCGTGATTGGGCCACGCACTCTCTCCAGAGTTCGCCAGATGGCCAAGGACATTGGCATCTCTGGCTGCATCATGCGTTACCAAGATATGCGCCGTGACTACTACAGGATGCTCAAGCACTTCCCAACATTTGGTAAAGGTTGGCTGCGGCGCGTAAAGGAAGTCGAGCATACTGCACTCAAGATGATCCCGAAAGGAATGGACCATGCTTAATTTTGTCCTGCACCGTCTGCGCGAGCCTTCTACCTATGCTGGTCTGGCTGGCCTTGCCGCTGCTCTTGGCGTTGCCGAGCCGATCTATCAGGCCGCTGCTGCTGTTGTCATGGCGATTGCCGGTCTTGCTGCCATCCTACTTGGTGAACAGGCCAAGTGATTAAGTTCCTGACTGCCCTGCTGGATGTAATCCAAAAGGTTTTCGCCTTTCTGGATCAGCATCATTGGAAGCAGCAGGGCCGTCAGGAAGCCATTAAGCAAGCGGAGAAAGAGATTGAAGAGCAAATCTCCCTGGGTGAGGCCGCTGTCTCTATCCCTGATCCTGATCGGACTGAGCGGCTGCGCAATAAATACGACCGATCCCGTTCCGCTCAATAGCTACTGCGCTATTGCCAAACCAATCTTCTACGACACCAAATTGGACAGTCCTGAGACTATCGCTGAGATAGAGGCCCATAACAGTAAGTTTGAATGTATTTGCAACCATGACTGCTCGCAGGAGCTAAAGCAATGATCGAGTTTGACGATAAATTGCTGGAGTTCGCGGCTCCGAAGCAGAAAGAATATCTCATAGCATGGCGGGATATTGGCAGCATTCGTAAAGCCGCTGAAGTTCTCGGAATCCACCATAAAAATATCACTAGAGCCTTTAAACAAGTCAAAAAGAGAGCCGCCCAAAACGGCTACTCACCAGATCATGACATGACCCACATTGTGCCAGATGGCTATGTGGTGAAAGGTGTCTCTACCTACTACGACAAGGACGGCATTCCGGCTGGTCAGTGGGTCAAGTCTAGCCTCAAGCATGAGGCGCTCCTAGAGGCGCTCAGAGAGGCCGTAGATGCTCTCAAGGAAGAGATAGAGCCGGTCGATCCAGTTGCTGCCCCAGGCATGACCGAGGAGGCTCTATGCAACCTTTATACCTTTACCGACTATCACCTTGGAATGCTCGCATGGCATGAAGAGGGCGGTGAGGATTGGGACTTGGCTATTGCCGAGCAAACGCTGATGCGGTCCTATTCCTACATGATCGATAGCAGCCCGCAGGCATCACATGGCATCATCAATATACAAGGTGACTTCATCCACACGGACGGCAAGACCCCGGTAACGCCGTCACATGGTCATGTGCTGGACGCTGATAGCCGCTATCCAAAGATACGCCGCGCTGCGATCCGCATCATCCGCGAAATGGTTCGCATGGCACTTGGACGGCATGACACGTTGCATTTGGTCATTGCTGAAGGAAACCATGACGAAGAAGGCTCTGGCTGGCTGTCGGACATGATGGCGGTGTTATACGACAATGAGCCGCGCCTGACCGTCGATACTGGCTCGCTGCCCTTCTACTGCCACCGCTGGGGCAAGGTGATGCTCGGCATCCACCACGGGCATAAGGTCAAGAACGAGAATTTGCCCCTGCTATTCGCGGCTCAGTTCCCAGAGATTTGGGGACAGACCAAGCGCCGCGAAATTCACTGCGGCCATCGCCACCACCGCGATGAAAAGGAATATAACGGCGTGACCGTTGTCCAGCATCCGACCCTAGCAGCCAGAGATGCCTATGCGGCTCGCGGTGGCTGGATCGCAGACCGTGCAGCCTGGGCGATAACATACCACCGCGAATATGGGCCGGTGGGCAGGATTATGGTCACTCCTGAGATGGTGCGTTAGCAGGGATAAAGAGCCGCACCTCAAACTCCTGCCCCTTATAATCAAACCGGAACCGGGCGATGTGATCTGGAACGAACAGGCGCAGCTTGTCCGCGTCTTCCAGTATCCGCCAGCCCTAGCCCTCTGCGTCCATATCTATCATTTGCGGTAATCCCTTGCTTCAATCGCAGCGCCGCACTGCGTCAGGCCCAATCTCCTAAGCCATTTGACGATCATCGCAACCTCCAGGTTAACGGCTTCCCTGATCTCAAGTGCGCGTAGCCCGTCCTGGGCGGCTTGTGGTCCTTCAAACCAGTGGACTTCATCGCCTGTGCTGATCCAGTATTTTTCATCCAGTTCAGAATATCGAATCTCAAGTTTCATTTTCGTTTCCTTAATCCGCAGTCATAGCCATAAACAAACCCCGCAGCGGCGAACAGCAGGGCGAGTGCCAATCCGATCAGGTCAGTCAGCATCGCGCCCTCCGAACTTGCCCATGCCTAGCTTTACGATTTCCAACGCTTCCAAAACGTAAGTTATGGCCTCATGGCGGTTGTATGTTTCGTCTGCCAACGGGTCTGCTTTGTCGCGCTTTTGCTCATAAACGGAAATGCGCTCGTCAAGCATCGCGACTATCTCCCCCACGACCTCGGCGCGGGCTTGGTGGCGGGTGTTCCATGCCGCGATGGCGGCCTCTTTGTCGGCTCGTTCTATGCCGATGTAGCCAATCACTTTGCAGCGGTGGACTAGACGCCAAAGTCCCAGAATGCGGGTTGCGTCATGGATTTCCGCCTCACCCCCGCAAAACGGGCATGGCTTGAGTTCAACTTGCATCGCGGGCTTCCTTGTATTAGAGCAGGACTTCGGCTGCTTCCTGCGCCAGAATTTCAGCAGTGTTGCGGTGGCGTTCAGGTATCAGCCCAAATTCGAGCGCGTTAGCCCACCCATCGCGGGACTTATCCAAAGCCCCCGCCAGCGTCTCGGCCAGCGCCTTCCACTTGGCGAGTTCGGCTGCTTGCTCGGCCCGCCCCTTCGCCTCACGCTCGTTGCCATAGGCTTCGATCACGGCAGCGGCGGCATAGTCGCTGTCGACTAAGCGTCCATTGTATTCAATGGCTTCTGCCTCGGCCTCCCGCCACACTTCCACCGCAGGGCGTAGTTCACTGGTCATGGCTCTCTCCAAGGGCTGATCTTCAAGCCATTTGCCGCAGTCTGCGCAGCGACGAGATTCTGGTGGGCAAAATTCCCATGCTTCATGCTGGCACTCACTGGTCATGGCTTATCCTTCTCTGCGCGGATTGCGGTGGCAATGTCGGTGCAGGCATCGTTGAATATGTCTGGCATTTGATCACCGTCCCTGTCCGCTGCGATAACGGTGCTGATCGGGAACTTCTCTTCCTCCGCAATCACCGCCGCACGTTCCAGCCCTGCGGCGTAGGCGGCTTGGCGGGTGTCGGCTATGAAGTCAGCGATAACCCTTGCAGCGCGTTCTTCACCCTCGCCGGGGATGCTCTGGCCGCCATAGTCGAATGCAGCCTGTATCCAGACAGCCCTTGCCGCCTTCCGATCCTCGTCAGTCACGGTCATGGTCTGCTCCTTTCACGATGGCGAGGCCATGCATCGCAAGCGCCTTGCGCAGTGTTGCGGCAAATGCTTCGGCTACCCATTGGCTATCATCGGCTGCTAGTTCGCGCACAGCCAGCACAAGCCGGTCTTGCACTGGGTCGATCAAGTCAGCGTCCTCTGCGATCAGCCGATCCATCGCGGCGTGTGTGCAGGATTGTGGGTTCCAGCATTTATCAGGCGACGTTGCTGGACAACTCCGGCAGAAATTAAGCTCCTCACTCACGGCCTGCTCCTTTCACGATGGCGGCGGGGGAAAGCGCGAGTATGTCCTTAGCGTCCAGCACCGCCCTCCACTGGCTATTTGCCTCCTTCGCAGCCGCCTCCAGTGCCAGCCTAGCGCCTTCCTCCATCAGCGCGGGGGCTGCGGCGCGGGCATCCTCGCGGAAGCCGTCCTTCACTTGGGAAAACTCTTCCTCCCAACTTATTTCGGCACACAGGTCATCACAAACCCGCGCATGGATCGCTCTCGCAGCGGCCTCTATCGCTTCGTTGGTCATTGCTTCCCCTCCAGTGCGGCGGCGATAAATGCGTCAATGCACCCTTCGCATGGCTCATACATCCAAGCCCCGTGGGCGCAGCGATCATGCTTGCTAGATGTCATATCCATGCGCCAAGGCTTACCAAGGGGGCGAGGCATTGTGCCATCCGCAATCTGCGTCAACACCTCCCGCAGCCGCTCGATCTCGCGGGCTTGGGTTTCGATTAGGTCCAGCATTTCAGGGGCGGCTGCCATTAGGCGGGCATTAGCTTGCGTTTCGGCTTCAGACCGAAGTTCGGTGGGCCAAAGAAGCTGCGCTATCGGAATAAGGTCCGAGCCATCCAGTTGGCCGCTATCAACTTGCGCAATGAATGGATTGGCTGCCCATGGCCCCGGCGTATGGCCCTTGCACTGCTCCACCAGCGCCTTTGCTTCGTCAGTCATGGCTTTTCCCATCCATCCTTGATGGTGTCCGTAGTCGCGGGGTTCCGTAACCCATGTTGTCTTTCCGCATATGTCGCAGGGGCCGGTATGCCACGTTGCGATATGGCACTCCCTACGCCCCCACTTGTCGCCGCAGTCGGAGCATATCCACGCGGGGTATGGCTTGCGCTTAGTCATGGCCCACCTCGACGATCTTCAACCCACGGGCTGCGAGGGCGGCGCTGATCTTTGCGCATTCTTCCCGCGCGTCGTCTATGTAGTTGCCGGGGAACGCTTCTAGCCACGCCTCAACCAGCGGGTCGGGCTTGGCGATGATGAAGGGGGTGAGAGAGCGCGGTGCCCAATCACCGTGCGGAAATGCGCGCTCAATGGCATCGCTCACTTCCTGCCGAAAGGCTTCGTGCTGTTCGATGGCGCGGGCATGGGCAACGATGGACGCGCGCAGCGACAAGTCCAGCGCCATGCGGTCGAAGTGATGCACAGAACGGCCAGCGCACTGGCAGGCGTGTTCTAGGGCTTTGGGGTCGATGTCAGTCATACCATCAACCCCCGTGCCTTGCAGGCTTGTGCCAAATGATGGGGTGCAAAACCACGCGTACCAGCCGCCTGGTCGTACTGGCGGCACAGCTTACGCAGATGCTCCTCGCTGGCCCTCAGTTCCTTACGCAGCTTCTCATGCTTGGCGAGCGCAAAGGCAGCTTCGATCAAAACTTCAGTTTCTTTGGTGTCTTCAAGAACAGTCATGTTAGTCTCCATATCAATCTTTATGTCCTCATCCTGAGCGTTCACTTTAGGCTTGTCAAACATTTTTTTCGGCATATGCTTTCCCCATCAAACAGCAATAGGAGTAACCATGCAATATGATGATGCTACCGCTATGGCCTATGCCCTGGTGCGAGAGCATGGCACACCGGCTTACGTTCAGAAGCTGGTCAAAGACGCTTTTGGTACAGCCCCATCGCTCAAGAAGATCGCACAAATGCGGGCAGATTACGTCAACAACGATCCGGCTTATCGCCGGTCATCGTACAATGCCCAGCCGATCCCAGAGGACTTTGCCGAGGTCGCACCTACAATGTGCAAGTACCAGTTACTGCGACATTACGGTGTGAAATGGTCGGGCACGATTGATCGCTGGTGCAAAGAATCAGGCGTGGAGGCGAAAAAATACGTCTCTCCAAAAAAGAACCGCCTATCCATGATGGGCCGGGTCCATGTTCCGGCCGAGTTCGTCAAGCCAAAGGACGAATATGAAGTGGCGGCTGATGTTCTGCGAAAAGAACGCTATCCTGTGAACCGTTGCAATGATAACGGACTCTATAATCCCACCGGCAAGTTCTGGCGTGTGGGCCGAAACGTACTAACCCCTGAGCAACTACTGGAGAAAGCTGAACGCTATGGCCGATAATGTCGAAGGCAGTCTGACTGCCGCAATGGAGAATGAGAAGAAAGCAATGGCAAATATGTCTAAGTTGCTGCTGAAGGCTCTGTGGCGTGAACGCGCAGATAAGCTGAATTTTGCAATGGCGGCTGGTCGCCAGGTGGTGCGCCCATGAGCGCGGTAGGCTTGAACAGGATCAAGGAACTGCTGATCCGCGCCTTGTCACGCACAGAGGACGAAATCCCCAAAGGAGAGATCGAACATATTCTGCGCGTTACTGAGGCCCAGATCGAAATGGTCCAGAAGGGTCTGGAGGATTAAAGAGAGGCCCGCATAGGCCAAATTCGCTTAACTTCTTCCTCAACAAATGGGCGTATGGCGCTGGGAATCTTACCTAATGCCATGCGCCTTTTTTCTTTGTCCGGCATAAGCACAAGCTGCTTGGCAGCATCGTAGATATAGAACGAGGCCCAACTGCGGATAGCGGGTTGAGCCTCATCCCATTTGACCTTGCCTGTCAAAAGATCATTTAATTGCTCGCTCGGCCACTTCCCAGGCACCACGCCTGATGCAGCCAAGAACAGATCAAACTGCATAACGATCCAGCCATTCTTCAAGCGCTTGCCACGCAGCAGCGGCACCTAGCGCCACGCAGGAAAATGCCCCAGCAGATTGCGCCGCTTCAAGATACTCTTGTTGGCCTGATTGCCACTTGCTCAAGGTGTGGTCTTGGCGCTTGAGTTCGCAGACAAATGAGACCCTAGCGGGAATAATGATGTCAGCAGCACCCTTGGTCATTCCTTCCGCTTGGTGCTTCATGACGGAACTAAATTGCCCGCCTATCTTCAAACCTTCGTTGCGCGGGTGCAGGGCAATTACACCCCATGTTTCTGGGTATTCGCGGCGCAGCTTTGAAAAGAAAGATGCCTGTTCAACGCTCTCTTGCGGGCATTTACCCCTAAACGATGTGTCTCCAAAAACTGGAACATCTACATTAAATTTCATGCAGCCTTGTCCTTTATCGGTTCGGCATCTGCTGGCCGGTTGTATCCCAAGATGCGAAAGAATCCGCCGTCCTTTACATAACTGACTGTAAACGGGGTGACGGTTGCTCCGTTCGTAGCGTTATCAAACAAGGCCCAGTCGCGCATCCCTTTGGTATGCTTTGCATCCGGCATATGCCAAGTTGAAAAATGCCTGTATGGCGTGCGCCAATCTGCGCGGATGGTCCTATTTCCTTTTGTGCTGATCCCCTCACGAAACTTTACACTAATCACCTCATCAGTCTGCGGCCTGGTTGGATCGCGCTTCAGGGCTTGGAATTCAATTACCAGCTTTTCGTTCGGGTCCACGATCTCGGCTTTGCACTCGCAGCAATACCGCGCAGCAATATCATTTGGCGCTTCGCACTGCGGGCATTCCTTGCTGGTCCAGCGGTATCCGCACCGCTCATAACTTCCATTTGCTCCGGTGCGGGTCATCCCGAAGCAGCGCCTTCCATAATGAGCGGCTATTGGGCCATATTCGCTCATCAGGCGCTCGCCAAACACATCCAAGCAGTAGCCGTTCGCGTCAAACTGATAGTCCTTGTAGTCTGGATTCAGGCTAAACTCGTTAATGTGCGAGCATTCTGGGCATTCAGCCTCGATAGGCTGTCCTCCACCAGCTTTGCCAGCTTTGATCTGCGGATTATAGATGTCTCCATCTGGGAAATGCCGCTCCACATTGTCGGCGTAGTCCAGCAGCAGGCTTGTATCCTTGCCATCATGCAAGCGCCATGCTCGCCCCAATATCTGCTGAAGAAGAGCGGCGCTTTCCGTATAGCGAAGCAGCACAATGGTTTCGGTGTGGCTTACGTCAAACCCTGTTGTAAGCGTGCCGACGCTGACAAGATAGCGGAACTTTTGCGCCCTATACCGCTCAATAATCTCTTTGCGGTTCTTGGTCTCGCCAGTCACCAGTTCGCTATTGCCGGGAGGCAGGCTCGCCATGATCTCCTCAGCATGGCGCACGGTGGCAGCAAACAGCATTACCCCTCCGCTGCGATCCTGAGCCTGTCTCATTGCATCCGCAACGATTGATGCAGTCTTCCTGCCATGCCCAACAAAGGCGCGCTCCACGGTGCCGTAATTGAGCGTTCCGTTGGGCAGCAGTTCTACCCCGCTAGTGTCGTATCCTTCAGCATTGATTGCGCCAATCTCCATTGGCGTGATGAAACCTTCGTCCAGCATTTCGCGTGCGCTGACCCGGTAAACGCATTTGGTGAAATACGGATCGCGGGTCACGTCATCACCGTTGACCTTGGCGTTCTCATCTCCAGGCCATATTCTGAACACATAACCGCTACCAAGCCGATATGGCGTGCCAGACAAGCCAATCACACGCAATTTTGGGTTAGCCTCCCGCATGGTATCAATAATTGCGCGAATGGTTGGTGTCAGGCCATGGCATTCGTCCACGATCACAGCGCAAAAACCATCTGATCCAGATCGGCAAAACCGGCTGATAGCGTTGCTCACTGTCTTGGGTGTGCCAAACACCACCACGTTGCGCGTAGACTTCTGACCAGCACTCGCGCTGAAGATGCTGGCTGGCTCGCCAGTCATCATATACTTTTCGTGGTTCTGCTTTACCAGTTCCGCACTTGGCGCAAGGCACAGCACCCGCTTGCCGCTGATGCCGTGCAGCGCATGCGCAATCGCGGCGATCATGAACGACTTGCCTGCGGCTGGGGCAGCGTCGATCATGCAGGGATCAATCGACTGCCGCAGCCAAGCCAAAGCAGCGTCTACGGCTTTTTGCTGGTAGGGGCGGAGTTTCATGTTCTTTATTCCTACCTCAAACCCCAGAAGCTGGTCGGCTCACCACGAAACGGTTCCAGATTGGCCTTCGGGCATAGTTTCTTGATTGCCTTGGCGTAGCTGACCGATCCCTGCTTCTGCGTCAGGGTCAGTTTGCGACCGCCAATGATGGCGTTCTTTTCGCCAGCGAGAGTGACCATCTCTGACAGCAGATCACGCTTGCGCTTTGCTAGGCGCTCCAATGACTCGTTAATCTCATCCCACTCCGCAATCATCTTGGCTGCTTCTGGAGTGTCGATCTCAACCCGCTTTGGAGCCAGGTACTCCTCTGCATTCTCTGCTAATTCGTGCAGAAACTCAGCATGGAACTGCTTCAAGATCGGCAGGTGCTCGTTAATCCAGTCTGGATCATAATCCACCTTATGGCATGATGTACTGTTTACGCTCCACTGGTAAAACCAGCAGTGCTTGGTGCGGGTGACATACATCTGCACTTGCATCTGCGCGTAGTAATGCGGCTGGTCTTCTGGTGTCTTAAACTCAGGCGCTTCCTCTTTGCGCAAGCCATAAGGACATTTGATCTCGATCAGGCCTCCATCGCTGACGTATCCGTCGGGACTGGCTCCGAGCCAATCCTCATGGATAATGAACGGCGCAGGCTTGCAGCGCAGGCCCTGTTCCATCTGAAACTCAACCATTGCACCGGATTCATTATGTGTTCCGTAGTCTGTTGCCACATTTCCGGTAAACTCGGTTGGCGCGCCTAGCGCAGCGCGCACCATAGATCGCATGGCATCCGAGCGCTTCATGTATGGCGACAAGCCGAGGATCGCTCCAACGATAGACCCTGTGACGCGGCCTTTACGCTTTTCAAACCACGCTTCTGTGCGCTGTTCTGGCTCAAAGTTTTCCATGCCTATATCTCCAATTGTTATCCTCGCCCCCGCCGTAAGGCAGGGGTCCGGTAACGATTGGATCAGAACGGAATGTCATCGTCTTCTACAGCAACACCAGGGGCGGGCTTGGGTGCAGGCTTATGGGCCTCAGTGCCGATACTGACAGCGGAGGTCTTCGGAGCAACGGCGCAAACCCAATTGCCGTCCATCTGCTGGCCATCACTGCCCTTCATGGACCAAGTCTTCACCTTGATGACCATCGCCTTGTTGCAGAGCGAAAGGGCAAGGTTATCGTCCGTTGGCGTACCCTGAACTCGGGCCAGCTTGCCACCAGCATTTGCGTCAATTGCTGCAAGCATACGCAGTGCCTTGTCACGCTTCTTGGCTGGGTCCTTTGCCTTGGGGTCATCATCCGTCACCCACAGCTTCTGGAAAATCTTACGGTTGGCATATGCTTCAGGCTTGGCGATAGACCAGCGCAGCGAGATGTAATTGTTAAACTCTCGGTCCTGCGCCCACTTAGCTTCATCAAGCATGGCAAGTACGCTGCTATCATCAGGGATCGGGGCAAGATTGCCACCCTCGATCTCAAAGTTACTGCCGGTTTGCGTGGCATCATCGCCATCGCTCAAATTCCAAAACGACATCTCTCAGTCTCCTTACGCAAAATCTTCGGGGTTGTAGTCTTCTTCGGGCTGCGTATCAGCCTTCGCCTTCCTGGCCTTGCTTGGCGCAGCAGGAAGATCAAAGAACTTGGCAAACGGGTTTTCGCCAGCCGCAAAGTCAAGCGGCTCAGTAATGCCAAAGCGGTTCTTGGACACGCTCGCAGCAGTAGCGTGGCAGATCACCTCACGGTCGCCATTGCTGACAATCTTCTTGCGGTCTCCATCGTCGCCCCGCAGTGCAGAGACCAAGCGAACGAATGCAACCATGTCCACGTCATCGACATAGGGCGGCAGGGATTTGTTCATCAGTCGCAACGAATAGCGCGTGTAATCGTCCTGATCTGGTGGGCGCACAGCCTCAAGATCGGCGTGGCTGATAAACACCACTGCCATGTTCTTGCGCTCGTTCAGCAACCCAGCGCCCTTACGCAGCCGCTGGTGCATTGCAGCAACAGCAGCAGCGCCAGCACCATAACCACCAAGAGCCTGATTGATCGACTTGGCCCGCCCATCGCGGTCCATAACATCCTTGATGAAAAGCTGCTCGCAAGCGCTCACACTGTCTACAACCAGCGTCTTGTAGCTGTGGTCTTCCTGAAGCAGTGCCAAAAGCTGCGGCCACAGATCATCTGCTGACTTCAGCAGCGGGAAAGCGTCTGGGCGCTTGTCAGCAGGAATGGACATAAGACCATCCTCTGCGCGGATAACAATGGGGTTGGGGAAGGTGGATGCAAGACTCGTCTTGCCCGTTCCTGCATCGCCGCAGATCGTAATGACCGGCGCACGAGTCTCTGGTTTCTTAATGGTATTGAGAACACTCATAGTCATCGCTTTCTGGCACATTGGCCTTATCCCGGCAGCGACGGGGTCACACGCTGCGGATTGACATATCCGACATTAAAGGTAGCTTGTCAAGCAGGCTTTAACCCATGAGGAAAAAATGACGACAAAAGAGGCTCTGGCGCTGTTTGATAACAGCTATCGAAAACTGGCAGAAGCACTTGGGATAACCGAGCAGGCTGTTCGGCAATGGGGTGATACCGTTCCAGAATTGCGGGTCTATCAGATCAAGGTTCTCAAGGGAGACACCAAGAAATGAGCCTGCACCGCGAGTTTATAGAGGCTGGCTTTCGCATCTTTCCGCTGTGGCGGTTCAAGGACGGCGTGTGCGAGTGCGGAAATGTGGAATGCTCTGCTCTTGGCAAGCACCCCAGAGCATCAAACTGGCAGCATACCCCAGAATGGGATGATGAGCAGATTGAAACGATGGAAGAGTTCGGCCATCTCGACAGCGGTTATGGCGTGCTGTGCAAGGGCTTGCTGGTCATTGACGTAGATGCACGCAATGGCGGCGTAGAATCGTTTGAGAAGCTGTGCGCTGCCATCCCTGCTATTCGCGGGGCTGACTTTATTGTCAGCACTGGCTCAGGCGGTGGATCGCGCCATGTATATTACGCGCTGGAAGAATCTATTCCGCTTCTGTCCCATCATGCGGACTATCCTGGCATTGACTTTAAGAGCAGCGGTTTTGTTGTGGGGCCAGGATCGCGTCACCACAGCGGCAGTATCTATCAGGCTCTTGCTGGTTCTCCTTATGACATTGGCCCTGCGCCAACCGCTTTGTTGGATATGCTGCGCAAGCCTGAGCGCCATCGCACTGAATATAACGGCAGCACACTAGACGTATCGCAGGACGATATTGCCGGGATGCTGTTACATGTAACCAATGATGACTGCCACTATGACGATTGGGTAAAGATCGGCATGGCAATCCATCAGGCCACTGGTGGAACCGGCTACGAACTATGGCGCGCATGGTCGGCGCAGTCTTCCAAGCATGACGAAAGCATGATGGAGAAGCGTTGGCACAGCTTTGGCAAGTCAGCCAACCCTGTCACAATTGGAACGCTGATTTATCATGCCGAGCAGAACGGCTGGGTCATGCCTGTCACGTTCCACGAAGAAGCCGAGTTTGATATGCCCATGCCTGTGGCCCAAGAAGCCAAGGGCGATCTGCCGTTTGACATTGCTGGGGTTGATCTGACCAGTCCACCTGGGTTCGTCGGAGAGGTTGCGCGCTGGATTGAAAGCCAGTCCCGCCGGGAGCGCCGCCATCTTGCTGTTGCTACGGCTTTGACCGCCATCGGCAACGTCGGCGGTCTTCGCTACATGGATGCCCGCGACGGTGCCACAGCCAATCTGTTTGCGTTCTGCGTGGCGGGGTCCGGTACTGGCAAGGAAGCCATGAACCAGGCCATCTCCAAGATCCACCGAGTGGCTGGTCTTGCTCCTGCAACGCATGGCTCCATAAAGTCAGAGCAGGAGATTACCCGCAATCTCGTTCGCCATCAGGCAGCGCTCTACGTCATCGATGAGGTGGGTCACCTACTGTCAAAGATCGCTAATGCCCAGAAGCGTGGTGGAGCAGCATACCTTGAGGCCACCATTGGCGTGCTGATGTCTGCATACTCAAAGGCAAACAGTTTCATGCTACTGACGGGTGACGTAAAGGAGACCGTCAAGGCTGAACTGCTGAAAGAGATCAGCCAGATCACTCGCAAGCTGGATGATGGGGCCAACACCTATCTTGAGCGGCGCTTGGACAGCTTGCAACATCAAGTGGACAGCATCGACCACGGGTTGGAGCGGCCTTTCGTTTCGATGATTGGTTACACGACCCCGGTGATGTTTGACGCGCTGGTTGACTTTGAAGGAGCAACTAACGGGTTCTTCGGTCGCTCCGTAGTGTTCAACGAGCGTGACACCGCTCCTCCAACCAAGGCAAACTTCCGCGCACCGGCAATGCCGGAAAGCATGGCTGCAACGATCCGGGTCATTGCGACTGGCGGGGAATACGACACGACCGAAAATGGCCGCGTGGAATACCTAGGCGACAGGGCCGAAATACCAACAGATGCACAGGCTGACGCAATGCTTGAAGCAGCGCGCATCTGGTATGATGAGCAGGCTATGCTTCACCGGGATGGCACAGGCTTGGAGGCGCTCTATCTGCGGGCCTATGAACTGCTGTCGAAGGTGTCGCTTATCCTTGCCATACCGGAGCGCATCCGCACGGCAGAGCACGTCCGCTGGGCTTTCGCCTTGGTACGCCGAGATGTCGAGGAAAAGATGCGGCTGGTTACTGCAAACGACCGCGACAAGGATGCACCTATTGAAGCCATGCGGGCGCGCATCGCAAATACATGCAGTGGCAGTGATGGGGTGACGGCTGGCGTGCTGTACAACAAGTTGCGCCCTCGCAAAAAGGAAGACGTAGACAAGGTGATCGCAGGCATGATCGCAGCCGGTATTCTTGAGCGGCTTGAGATCAAGAATGCCGGGAACGGCAAACCGACTGTGCGATACCGCTATGTTGGGGACGGGTGAGGACTTAGTGGACTTAGTGTGGCTCACTATCTCCTCACTATGTCTTTAATCCTTTAAAATCATACGTTTACGGAGGAGTTAGGGACATAGTGAGACTTCTCGGACAGATACAGATAAATCCCTTTAAATATGCCCTACAGATAGGGACCTAGGGATATAGCTTAGAGGCTTGTTTTTGAAGGATAAAATAAAATGAATCTATATATCTCTCTATCTCTCTATCTGATACCCTTAAAGGTATAGAAACAAAAGGAAAAAGACATAGTGAGCGCTTCACTAGGTCCTCCTATGTCCTACTAGGTCCTTTCTGGGCATACTCCCGAATGGTGTGTGCAATTTCATTCTTGCAAAAAAAGAGAAGTAGCTAATATGTAGACGCTACTCAGCTATGGAGATTTTTATGTATCAATTTGAAGACGCCTCACCGGAAATTTACAATCGTCGTTTTGGTAAAGCTAAAACCCTTGAGCGCATTGCGCTTGAAACAATTCCAACTGGCAAGCAGGTCGTTTTTCCCAAATCGGCTGTATCAGGCGGGTCGCTGCGTGCTTGGGCATATCTCCTTGGTAAGGAGAGGGGCATCCGCCTTTCTGTGCGCTCTGTTGGAGATGAATGGATCGTTGCTGCTTTTGAGCGGGAATCTTAACATGGACCCTGCTCTCAGGGACTGGGTTTGGATCAATTTTGGATGGGATTTGGAAGGCCATGAATGGGCCGAAGATGACATCTGGTTTTAGGAAGGAAGAGTAGGATGGGTAAGCGATCAAACTTTGAACGAGTAGAGCGGGACTATTACCCGACACCGTATGAGGCTGTGGTGCCACTGCTGGAGCATCTGATACCGAATACATTCTTCGTCGAACCATGCGCTGGCGATGGGCGGCTGGTTGGTCATCTCTTGGAGCATGGGCATATCTGCATCTCGGCCTGTGACATCGAGCCTCGGCGTGACTGGATCGCCAAGGGTGATGCCCTCAAGGCCGAGATCGGAGTGGCTGACTGCTTCATCACCAACCCGCCTTGGGACCGGTGTATCCTGCATCCCTTGATCGATCATCTCTCAGCCCAGGCACCGACATGGCTCCTGTTCGATGCCGACTGGATGCACACCAAGCAGGCAGCGCCGTATATGGATCGGTGTGAGGCAATCGTCTCTGTGGGCCGGGTAAAATGGATCGAAGGATCGAAAATGACTGGCAAGGACAATTGCTGCTGGTATCTGTTTGCCAATACCCCTAACAACCACACTGAGTTCTACGGGAGGAAGTAAGATGGAAGCGATTAAGCCTAGGGAGTTTATTGAGGCTGGCGATCCAAGAGTGGTCCAGATCGGCGGTGACCACTACCGGACAAAAGCCATACAGCCTTGGGATGCTATGGAAGCATGGATGACCAAGGAACAGTTCGCTGGCTTCCTGCGCGGTAATGCCATCAAGTATCTCGCTAGGGCTGGTTCCAAAGGTGATGCTGTGGTAGATTACCAGAAGGCGCGACACTACTTGGATAAGCTAATCGGGGTTCTAGAGAATGATTGATGACAGTGATGAAACTTGCGAAAACTGCCACTGGTATCGGGCAAGCCATGCTGGGACGCATGGGTATTGCCGCGTAAACCCTCCGGTGTTCACCAACCTTGATGATCGGGGGCATCCACGCTTCTTCAATCCAGTGGTGTCGCCGCATAACTTCTGCTCGCTCTGGGAAGAGGCTGACTGATGCTGGCGATGCAGATCGATACCAAGGGGTTTGACGAAAATCTGCGTAAGCTTGCTGAGATGCCAGACATCATTCGCAAGGCTGTTACCGGATCGCTATCAGACACCGTGAACGATCTGCACGTTCGCCAGCAAATGGAAATGAAGCGGGTGTTCAATAATCCCACCCCGTATGTCATGCGCGGCCTGAAGAAGCGTTACCCTGGCGGCAAGATGGGCCAAGGCGTTACCAAGGCCGGGACGTACTTTGAGTTCTTCCCGGTTGGGAAGTCGCCCGAGGATATTGTTAAGCCGCACGTGTTTGGTGGTGGCCGACAGCAGAAGCGATCTGAGCGGCGCATCTCTGGACTGGGCTATAACCCCGGCGGATATACCATTATGGGTAATGATTATCCGAAGAATGGCTCTGGGGACATTTCTGGCGCTAGGTACACTCAGATGCTGCACCAGCTTGGTGCGCTTTCTCAGTTTGCTCGACAGTCCATGCCTAAAAGCCGTCAGAAGGACAAAAAGGGCCTATCCTATTATGTGATCCGCCGAGGCGGCGTTCCCATCGCTATTGGCGAACGTAATGGAACGTCTACGCGGATTATGCTTGTCTTCGCTCGAAACGTCCAATATCAGAAGCGTTACGACTATTTTGGCATTGGTGAAAAGCAGGTGGCGTACAGTCTACCGCTTCACTTCAACCGGATCGTCAATCGATATATGAGTAGGATGTAACATGAACGATAACCTGATCCCCGATGGGCCTAATCATGCTGAGGCTTTAGCCCTACTCAACGATCTGATGCTGGTGTTGAGCAATGCCTCGCGCCAGGGTCTAGAGCGGCTGGATCAGAACGGTGAACCTATCTATGACTTTGCGTTCTGGTCGAACGAGTGTGCTAAAGTGGTTGGCATTAGAAAAGTTGCTTGACGACTCGGCCTAGCCTGATAAGCTGGCCGCATTAAGAGTAAGAAAGGATTTAACATGGATAAGATCATTGGCGCAGGTATTGGTGTAGTTCTGGCTATCGGTATTCTCAACATTGTATTCCCTTCGCCTAACCTGGTTGGCTATGGGTGCGAAGGTGCAAGCGGTCCCATCTATGCATACGAAGAGTCTGACTTTCCAGTATGCAAGAAGATTGAGGCGCGTTAATCATATGCATATCATCGCACATCTATCTCCTGAGCAGAGCCAAGCCATTGCATCTCTGTCTGCCAAGTTGTCTGATCTTCAGCAGCAGAAGCGTAAGCTTGAGCATGAACGAGCAGCAATGATAGCGCGACTCAATAGACCACACTTGGTCATTCGTAGTTGGATACGGATGCAGCTTATCCGTTTGTTCAACTAAGAACGCAATCGCCTTCACGCATATAGGGCTGGCCTTCGGGCTGGCCCTTTTTGTTTGCCTCACCCATGCAAAGGCCGTGCCAGACTGGCACATATGCAAGGACCGTGCCAAGCGGGTCCTCCCAGAGGGTTGCCGCCTGAGGGTGATTAGGACCACTTCGCAAATCTAGAGTCACGCATTGTCAGTTGACTAAGAACCCGATTGAGAATATGGTTTGTGCATGAGATTGAACCCAAATCCACGACCGCCGCTTAGGGACCCAAACCCAATGAAAACATGCGAAAGATGCGGTCAAACAAAGCCAAAATCAGAATGGCCAAAGGAAGGTTATTCAGAAACTTGCGTTAGAACTGGCAAAACGACCAAATACTGTTGCTCAACGAAAATTCGTTCTCACGCTCAAAGAACAGAAGATATTGCATCACAATCAAAAATTTGCACATCCTGTGGGATCAGAAAGTCATTTAACGATTTTTCGCCAAACAAGGCAGCAAAAGACGGAAGGCAGACAACCTGTAAGCCATGCCGATCAGCGAAAGTCCATTCTGGCGAATGGAATGGGAATACGCGCCGTCAAGCAACGATTGATGAACGATCTGATGGAACCATCACATCAGAACTTATGAAAAAGCGGTTTTCCATCAAAATTTGTCCATGCTGCGATGGTTACATGGAGCGCGATGACAAGGTGCTTGACCATATTGTTCCGCTAAAACTTGGCGGCATGCATTCTGCCAGCAATGTTACAGTAATGTGCTGGAGTTGTAATTCGACAAAAGCAGCTCATCATCCAAGTCGCTGGCTCCAGTTGCTTAAACCAGAGGCTGCTGCTAGAATGCGCGAACATTACAGTAAAATGGGTTTAACTTTCTAATGGCGGAAATGCGAAAACGGGCTGGAGAAGAGAGTATGATGCTCTCAAATGTCGTAGGCGTTTCTTACGACGAGGCCCGCACTCGCAAGATTAACGCAGAGGCCGAGATCGCTGAACTGGAGTTGCAGCGGATTAAGGCGACCATGTGCTTTACCGCTGATGTGGTAAAGGCCTGGGAGAGCGTTTTGCACGCCTGCCGCGCCAAGCTGCTTGCTGTCCCGGTTAAGATGGCACCTGTGGTGTCAGGAATATCTGACACTGCGACGATTAAGGATAGGCTTGAGGAGGCAATTCGTGAAGCACTGGATGAACTGGCGAACTATAACCCAACTGTCGATCCTGTCCGCACTGGCGCTGCACCAGCCGCTGCTGTAGAGGGTGAGGCAGAACCGGATAAGCCTAAGCGTGGCCGAGGTAGGCCGCGCAAGATCGATAAGTTGAAGGAATGATCCAACTAGACCCCACCATCCGCGCCGAAGCCATGGCGCAATTGGCTAGTGCAATGCGCCGCCTGACTCCGCCACCGCGTCTTAGCGTGGCTGAGTGGGCCGACAAGGAGCGGCGGCTGGACAGTCAATCGTCGGCAGAGCCGGGTAGGTGGTATACGTCACGCGCAGAGTACCAGCGCGGCATCATGGATGCCTGCTCTGACCCGGAAGTGCGCGAAGTCGTGGTGATGTGCGGCACGCAGTCGGGCAAGTCTGAGGCGATCCTCAACACCATTGGCTACCACATGCACCACGATCCTTGCCCGATCTTGGTGATGCAGCCTACTGTGGACATGGCGCAATCATTTTCAAAGGACCGCGTAACGGCTGGTCTAATCCGTCCCACCCCGTCATTGCGCGGGTTGGTTAATGATAGCAGGGCCAAAGATGCAAATAATACGACACTGCATAAGGTATTCCCTGGTGGCGCTCTATCTCTTGTTGGCGCTAACAGTCCATCTTCCCTTGCTTCTCGCCCTATTCGTGTTGTCTTATGCGACGAAGTGGATCGATACCCTCCGTCTGCGGGTGAGGAAGGTGATCCAATCTCTCTGGCAAAGCGCCGAGCGGCTACGTTCTGGAACCGGAAGATAATTCAGGTATCGACCCCTACCAACAAAGGGGCCAGCCGGATCGAAGACGCTTACGAAGAGACGGACCAGAGGAAATTCTACGTTCCATGCGTCCACTGCGATGCAGAGCAGCTTCTCACATGGTCAAACGTCCACTGGGAGGACGATAACCCAAAGACGGCGCGCTATCATTGCGCGGAATGTGGCTCGGCATGGACCGAGAGCGAGCGCCATGCGTCAGTGGCCCGTGGAAAGTGGGTGGCGCACAAGCCTTTCAATGGAGCGGCTGGGTTCTGGTTCAACGCGCTGTATTCGCCTTGGGTCGATCTGGTGGATACGGTCGAGGAGTTTCTCGCCTGCCGCAAAGACCCCATGCGCCTGAAGACCTTCGTCAACACGATCCTAGCCGAGACTTGGGAAGATCAGGGCGATGGCGTGGATGACTACGCTGTGGCGAAGCGAAAGGAAGACTATGATGGGATTCCAGATGACGTTGTACTGCTTACTGCTGGCGTTGACGTTCAGGATGACCGCCTTGAAGTCGAAATTGTTGGCTGGGGCGCAGGCGAAGAAACCTGGCAGATAGATTATCAGGTGCTGTACGGCGATCCGTCCAGTCCGCAGCTTTGGGCGCGGCTGGATGAGATATTGCTGGCGACCTATGAGCACCCGATTGGCGAACCCATGTTGATCCGCTCGACTTGTGTTGACTCCGGTGGTCACCATACGCGGGCGGTGTACAACTATGCCAAGACCCGCGCAGGACACCGAGTGTTCGCCATCAAGGGGGTCGGCGGGGAGGGCAAACCGATTGTCGGAAGACCGTCGAAAAACAACGTCGGCAAGGTTCCGCTATACGCCATTGGCGTAGATACGGCCAAGGAACTGCACTATGCGCGGCTTAAGATCGATGAGCCGGGTCCAGGCTACTGCCACTTCCAAGCCAAGCGCGACGATGAGTATTTCAGACAGCTTACGGCTGAGAAGCAAGTCATCAAGTACCACAAGGGTTATCCGACCCGCACATGGATTAAAACAAGGACGCGAAACGAGGCTTTGGACGTTCGAGTCTACGCAATTGCGGCGTTTCACATATTAAATGTGAATATGGATAGCATTGTACGCCGGTTTTATGCTAATGTGGAACGTAGGGCGGAACTCGCACCTGCGAAAGAGGTGGTTAAACCGCATCCTTTGGCCAAGCCCAAGCAAGGGCGACCAAAAGGTGGGTTTGCCAATAACTGGCGCTGAGGGGTAATGGCTAACCTTTTTGACGAAAGCAATGCTCCAGAAGGCGAACCGCTGAAGGTGGTCGTTGGCGACTTCATCCAGTGGAAGAAGTCAGCCCTTGCTGAAGCCTACCCGCCTGCAACGCACTCGGCCCAGTATGGGGCGCGTATCACGGCTGGCGGGTCAAGCGAAATTCAGTTGGTTGCTATTGAACGGGACGGATATTACCTTTTCCAAGTTCCCAGCGCCACCTCTGAGGCATTTACTCCCGGCTTCTATCACTGGCAACTTGAGGTCATCCAGACTTCAAGCGGAAACCGCCTCGTTGTCGAGCGCGGCGAATTTGAAGTCATTCCCGACCTTGATGTTAATAGCTCTGATCCGCGCACCCATGCCGAGATCATGGTGCAGAAGATTCAGTCGCTGCTGGAAGGCCGCGCTGACAAGGACGTTACCAGCTATTCTATTCAGGGCCGCTCTATCTCCAAGATGAGCATTGCCGATTTAATCCAGTGGCGCGACTACTACCGCAAGGAACTGGCCAAGGAGCGCCGCGATAACGCTATTGCGCTGGGTCGGCCCACCAAGACCACTATGAAGGTGCGATTCCTATGAGCCTGTGGCGCGAAATTCTAGGGCTACCCAACAAGGGCGCTGCGCCTGTGCGTAAGCGCTCCTATCATGCCGCTAACACTGGTCGGCTTTTTGCTGACTTCATGGCATCCAGCAAGAGCGCAGACAGCGAACTCAAGTCTGATCTTGTCACGATGCGCAACCGCTCGCGGGCACTGGCGCGTGATGATGTCTATGTCAAGCGCTACTTGTCCCTGCTTGAAACCAATGTGGTTGGCGACAAGGGTGTTACGCTTCAGGTCAAGGCCCGCAACACTGACGGCAGCCTTGATGTCATCGGCAACAACATTATCGAGAACGCATGGTATGTGTTCGGCCTTAATGGCAACTGCACGGCTGACGGGCGGTTGTCGTGGGTCGATCTGCAAAAGCTGGTCATGTCCACCGTTGCCCGTGATGGCGAAATCTTCGTCCAGATCGTTAAGAACAACTCGTTTGAGCATGGTATTGCCTTCCACCCGGTCGAGGCAGACCAGATCGATGAGCAAAAGAACGAGCGCCTGCGCAACGGCAACGAAATCCGCATGGGCGTAGAAATGGACAGCTTCAAGCGTCCTATCGCTTATTGGGTGAAGCCGCGCCATCCTGGTGATTACGACTTTTCTTCCATCAGCCAGAACCCGTCTGTGCGGATTGAGGCCAAAAACATCATCCATGTTTACCGGCAGGAGCGGGCTGGGCAGACTCGTGGTGAGCCTTGGATGGCTCCTGCGATGAGCCAGTTGAAGATGCTCAATGCTCATCGCGAGGCTGAATTGGTGGCAAGCCGCATGGCAGCTTCCAAGATGGGCTTCTTCATCAGCGAGAACGGCGAAGACGCTCCTGCTGATGACTATGATAACACGGTTCCGATCATTGATGCCGAGCCGGGTACGTTCCACCAGCTTCCGGCTGGGGTAGACTTCAAGCCGTTTGATCCGAGCCATCCGGCTACTGCTTTCGCTGAGTTCCAGAAGGGCATCCTGCGCGGGATCGCCTCTGGCCTAAGCGTCTCTTACGCCTCGCTGTCAAACGACCTTGAAGGCACTTCGTACAGTTCCATCCGCCAAGGTGCGCTGGAAGAGCGTGATGCCTACCGCATGATGCAGCAGTTCCTGCTCGACCACTTTATTCTGCCTGCTTACTCTGCGTGGTTGCGCTACGTTATGGAGTTCGGGGCAGTGCCGATTCCGGCGACCCGCTTTGAAAAGTTCTTCATGGCGACATCGTTCCGCCCGCGTGGTTGGCAATGGGTCGATCCGCAGAAGGAAGTGAACGCTGCTGTGACGGCCATGCACAATGGCATTATGTCCATGCAGGATGTGTCGAACCAGTATGGCCGCGACATTGAGGAAACATTCAGCCAGTGGCAGCGTGACAAGGAACTGGCCGAGCAATTTGGCCTAAGTCTTGCATTTGCCCCGTTTGGCGGAAACGAAGCGAGCAAGGGTGCTGTGGCACTAGAGGACGAAACCGATGGAAATGTCTGAAGAACAGCCCGTATTGAGCGAAGACCCCGTTTCTGTTATAGTGGTGGATGCAGCCACTGAGGAAAACGGCGTGGACGATCTAGAAGAGCGCATGAAGGTCAAGATCGAAGTAGAGATCGACACCGACGGCGAGGGCGTGGACGAAATGGCCGATCCTGAAGGCGAAGTCGTATCTGTTGAGGACGTGCTTGAAGAAGCCGACCGCAAGAGCCAGATCGACCTGGAGCGTCGGGCCGATGCCCTTGATGCCCGTGCGATTGACGAAAAGACCCGGACTGTGAACATCGCGGTTTCTTCTGAACTGCCTTATGCGCGTTCGTTCGGGGACGAAATTCTGGTCCATGAAGCCAGCGCCATTGATATGGCGTTTCTTGCTTCTGGCCGTGCGCCGCTACTGCTTGACCATGATATGGAGAAGCAGATCGGCGTGATTGAATCTGTCGAACTTTCTGGCGACAAAGTGCTGCGCGCCAAGGTCCGGTTCGGGCGCTCTGCACTGGCTCAGGAGGTTTTTCAGGATGTTGTCGATGGTATCCGGTCGAATGTCTCGGTCGGCTATCGCGTCAACAAAATGGAGCGTTCCCCGACTGACAAAAACGCGTATTTGGTCAAGTCGTGGTCGCCCCTTGAGGTATCCGTAGTTTCTATCCCTGCTGACCCGTCAGTTGGCGTGGGACGTAGCGCGGCTGCTCTCGAACCCCAACCAACCGTTGAACCATCCATACGAAAGGAAGCCAAAATGGCTGACGAAGTGAATCTGGATGCGGTTCGGGCCGAAGCTGCTGAAGCTGCTGCCCGCAATGCCGCTGCCATTATCGATCTCGGTGTGCGTCACAACAAGCGTGACCTCGCTGATGCTGCAATCAAGTCGGGCAAGAGCCTTGAACAGTTCCGTGGTGAACTGCTTGAAGTGATCGGCAACGACAAGCCGCTGGACAACAGCGAAATCGGTCTGTCGCAGAAGGAAAAGCGCAGCTTCTCCATCGTTCGCGCCATCGCCGCTCTCGCCAACCCCGGCGACCGCCGTCTGCGTGAAGCTGCTGCGTTTGAGTTTGCAGCCTCGGAAGCTGCTGCACAGCGCTATGGTCGCTCGGCTCAGGGCCTGATGGTCCCGGTTGACGTTCTGGGTGTCTGGAAGCAGCGTGACCTGAACACCTCGGATGACAACGAGATCGTTGCCACCAACCTGATGGCTGGTGACTTCATCGACGTTCTGCGCAACTCGGCTTCGGTCATGCAGGCTGGCGCTCGCATGATGCCGGGTCTGGTTGGCAATGTTGCCATCCCGAAGAAGACCGCTGCTTCGGCAGGCGGCTGGATCAGCACTGAAGGTGGTGCGTCGAGCGAATCGGAGCCGACTTTCGGCACGGTCAGCCTGACCCCGAAGACTGTTGGTGCGTTCACCGACATGACCCGTCAGCTTATCCTCCAGTCGACCCCTTCGGTGGAAGCGCTGGTCCGTGATGACCTGACCCAGGCTCTGGCTCTGGCCATCGACAAGGGCGCTCTGGAAGGCACCGCTGCTGATGGTCAGCCGCGTGGTATCCTGAACACCTCGGGCGTGAACAAGCCGACCAGCTTCGCCGCTGCGGTCCCGACCTTTGCCGAAATGGTTGCGCTGGAAACGGCTGTTGCCGAAGACAACGCTCTGATGGGCAACCTCGCTTACATCACCGATGCTGCGACCTATGGCGGTCTGAAGACCAAGGCCAAGGACGCTGGTTCGGGCATGTTCGTGATCGAAAACGGTCAGGCCAACGGCTACAACGTGATCCGCTCGCAGCAGTGCACTGCCGGGAACGTCTACTTCGGTAACTTCTCGGACCTGCTGATCGGCATGTGGGCTGGCCTGGACCTGACGGTTGACCCGTACACCGCTTCGACCAGCGGCACGGTTCGCATCGTTGCTCTTCAGACGGTTGACGTTGCTGTTCGTCACGCTGTGTCGTTCGCATACAACAACGACGGCGTGTGATAATGGGGGCGGGGCGACTGGGAAACTGGTCGCCCCTATCCTCTGGAGGTTTTAATGGTATTGTCTACTAGTTCGTGGATCGACCCAAATTCGGAGACGGCAATGGCCAAGTATGAGTGCATTCGTGGCGTAGTGACCAGCAAGGGTCCAGTTGCTCCCGGCGAGATCGTCGAACTTTCGGATCATGAAGCCAAGATGCTCGCTGGCAAGTTTGTTCCTGCTAAGGATGCCCCTGCTCCTGTGGTTGCACCGGCAGAAATCCGCGTTGCAGAAGCACCTGAGATCGAACACCGCGATCCTGTGATCGAAGCGCCGAAGCGGGGCCGTCCGCGTGGCCGTTGAGAGCGCAGACGATATTCTGGACTTCTTCGCGCTGGATGACTTCGCGGAGAACGCCACCTATACGCCGGTTGGTGGGTCGGCATCGACTGTGCAGGGCATCTTTGACGCTCCGCAGGCAAGCCGCAACGCAACCGACATGATGGACATTACGATCCCGGCTCCGCAGTTCGTTTGCCGCACGGTGGACGTTCCTAATGCTGCTGACGGTGACGCTATCGTCATTCGCTCTGTCAATTACCAGGTCCGGGTTGTGCTGACTGATGGCACAGGCGTTAGCACCCTTCTGCTGGAGAAGGTGTAATGAGCCACGTTCGCACTCAGATCAGGAACCGGATTGCCACGTTGGTGACGGGCCTGCCGACCACTGGTGCGAACGTCTACAAGATGCGGAAGTACGCCTTGGATGATTCCAAGCTGCCTGCGATCTGCATCTACACTACAGATGAGAGCAGCAGCCTGATTACGATTGGCTCTCGCACTCTGCGCCGGGTCATCAACGTCATGGTCGAGGTGTTTGTTAAAGGCTCCAGCACGACCGTATCGGATACGATTGATGGCATTTGCATTTCTGTTGAAGAGGTTATTGCCGCTGACTTTGGCCTTAATGGCTTGGCCAAGTCCTGCATCCTGACTGCCACTGAAACCGATGTAAACATTGAAGGTGAACAAGGCATCGGTACTGCCCGATTGGTTTATGCCGTCGAATATGTTACAAGCATTGGCGATGTGGAGACTGCGCGATGAAGATGGTGCCTGTCTATAACGCCAATGGCGACAAAATTCTGGCTTGTGAGCCTGATCTGGCCTATTACCAGAGCATCGGCTGGAAGCCTGAGCAACCCAAATCAAAGCCCGCCAAGGAGACTAAATAATGGCTACTCACACTGGCAGTGAAGGCACCGTCAAGGTGGGTAACACTGTGGTTGCAGAAATTCGCTCGTACTCTGTCGAAGAAACCGCAGACACGACCGAGGACACCACTATGGGCGATAGCTACCGGACGCACAAGACGACCTTGAAATCATGGTCCGGGACAATTGATGTGTTCTGGGACGAGACTGACACCGGGGGCCAAGGAGCCTTGGTAGTTGGTTCTCAGGTTGCAGTACTTTTCTTCCCGGAAGGTGCAACCGCAGGCCAAAGCGAAAAATATCTGTCAGGTAACGCCATTGTTACCGGAAAGACGGTTTCGGCTAGCTTTGATGGCATGGTTGAATCGACAATCACGCTTCAAGGTAGTGGGTCGCTTGATACTCTCACTCTCGCGTAAGGACAGGAACCGATGGCTACGCATACTGGCAGTGAAGGCACTGTTCGCGTTGGGGCAACCAACAACATTCTCGAAATCCGCTCGTACTCCGTCGAGGAAACCAGTGACACCACTGAGGACACTTCGATGGGCGACACCTACCGGACCCACAAGACCACGCTCAAGTCGTGGTCCGGTTCGGTCGATGTGTTCTGGGACGAAATGGACACAACCGGGCAAGGCGCGCTCACGGTCGGCAGCGAAGTGACGGTTCGCTTCATGCCGGAAGGCGCGACGACCGGCGACATTTATCTCAGCGGTTCGGCCATTGTTACCGGCAAGACCGTATCAGCCAGCTTTGACGGCATGGTTGAGTCCACCATCACCCTTCAGGGAACTGGCGCGCTGACTACCACTGCCGTCTAAGAATTACAGGAGCATAATTTATGAGCATTGCAGAACGTATCAAAGCGCGTACCAGCCAGAAGCGGCATATTGATGTTCAGGAGTGGGGCGAAAATGGAAACCCTGAGCGGGTGTTCTACGGCCCACTCCTTGCAGGCGAACTGAATCGCATCCAGCGCAAGCACCCCTCGTTTCTCCAGAGCGCCTCGTTTGAGGGGATGGTCGATCTGATTATCCTGAAGGCCGAGAACGGTCAGGGGGAGAAGATGTTCACGCTTGAGGACAAGGCTATCCTTATGCGTGAAGAGGTTGAAGTGATCTCTCGCGTTGCCGCTGAGTTCATGAGCGGGACCAGCGCGGAGCAGGCGGAAAAAAACTAAGGGACGATCCGCTAAGGTACAATCTTATCACCTTAGCGGATCGCCTTGGCAAAACCATCGCAGAGATTGAAGAAATCTCTTTGGAAGAGTATACAGAATGGTGCGCCTACTTTAAGTTGAGCGAGGAAAGGCAAAAGCGTGGCCCAGGCAAATAACCTCGACTTCAACATTGCCATGCACACCAAGGGCATGGAGCAGATTGCCACGCTGATTAACCGCGTGAATGCTCTGGAGGCTGAGACCAAAAAGCTGGCATCTGCCAATGCCGGTCTATCTGCATCTACAGATACTGTGATCCGTAATGGGACGCGCTACAACAATGCTCTTGATGCTCAGTCCAAGGCGCTGCGCAATGCGCGCCAAGGCACTCAGCAGATGGGGATGCAGATTAACGACTTTGTTACCTCCGTTTCGACGGGGGCAAGTCCAATCCAAGCATTTAACCAGCAGATCGGCCAAGTCGGTTACGCCATGTCCATGATGGGCGGCACGACCGGCAAGGTGGGGGAATTTCTGGCTGGCCCTTGGGGCGCGGCGGTTATGGTCGCGGCCATGGCGCTTGGCCCGCTCATTGGGAAGCTGTTTGAAACCAGCGACGAAATGAAAAAGGCTGAGAAGGCCGCGAAGGATTTGGACGCGGCGGTCGCAGCAAGAAAGGACTCTGAATATAGCCTGCGCCTCGCCTTGGCTGATACGGCAGCGGAGTACCGCGCCATTCGCAAGGAAATGGTCGCCAACGCCATGGCTGCGGTCAATGCGGCAGCGGTCGAACTGCGGGCGCGGCAAAAGGTTGTGTCTGGGCTTTTGGCTGAGCGAAGGGCGATGCAGGCCGAAGTGGCGGGCGCAGGCGGGATGCGGGCGCAGGCGGAAATGGGGACAGGGCAAATCCTTGACCGCCGCGCCAATACCACGGCGCTACAGGATGCTACCACTCTGCTGAATGGGCAGATTGCGGAAGTAGAACAACTGACCGCCAAGCTGAACGCGGCTACAGTGAATCTTGTCTCTGGCGGCGGGCCAAAGGGGAAAAGTGCGCGCAAGGCGGCGGCGACCGATGCGGAAAAGCAGGCAAAGAAGCTGGCGGAATCGGAAGTGCGGTGGGCGCGTTTCGCAGCCGGTGAGCGGGTCGAAGAATACGACGATGCGCGCAAGCGTGACTATCAGGGCGCGGAAGCCTTCACAAAGCTTATTGCTGAACTGGACGCAAACGCAACCAAGCAGTCGATGGAGAACTTTCAGGAGCGCGCCAACGGCATTGCGGCCCTGACTGAAACACTGAGCGAGCAAACCGCGCAGCAGATCGACCGCCCGCTTGCCGAACTGGCAAACTCCTTCGCCGCCATCGGGGCGAGCGTGTCCGATGCGTTCAAGGGTATGCTCACCGGGGCAATGTCTTGGAAGGAGGGAATGCGGGGCATTATCAGTTCGGTAATCAACGAACTGTGGCGGCTTTATGTGGTGCAGCAGATTGTCGGGCTGGTGTCGTCTGGTCTGAAGTCGCTTGGCCTACCTCTGCCAAAAATCCCCGGCAATGCGAACGGCACCGTCAATTGGGGCGGCGGCATGACTTGGGTTGGCGAACGCGGCCCTGAATTGGTCAATCTCCCCAAGGGCAGTCAGGTCATTCCTTCGCACCGCGCACAGAACATGGCTGGCGGCGGCGTAACGGTAAATGTCGATGCGCGCGGCTCGGCTGACCCTGCGGCGGTCCGGCAGCAGGTCGAGGCTGGCATCCGTCAGGCCGCACCGGCAATTATCGCAGCGGCCCAGCAGCGCACAGTGACTGGCCTGCGCCGTCCTAAGCTGGGTGGAGTGATGCAGTAATGGCTACGATTACCTTCCCATCCACGCCTAAGCCTCAGAGCATGGTTTGGCGGCTTGTGCAGCCAGCCCAGACCAATATCTCATCGTGGACAGGCGCTAGGCAGACGCTTGGCTCTAATCGCGGCTGGTGGGAATGCGACATCACCATGCCGCCAGTGGTCAGCGAGGCCAGTGCGCGTCAGTGGCTGTCATTCATTGCCCAGACACAGGGACAGGTAAACGACTTCCAGATCAAGGTCAGCCCCAGCGAGCAGGCCAATAACTGGATGGCTCCGTTTACCAACCTGTCGCTCAACTTCCTCACTGGGTCTTATAGCGCCAATGCCACGGCTGATGCTGGAGAGGCATTCGTTAAAGGTTCTGGGCAGACCGGACGCAGCCTCACTACATGGGGATGGTTGCCATCTACGACTGTGCTATATGCTGGTCAGCATATCACTATCAACAATCAGCTATTGCGGCTTACCGCCGATGTTGTGGCGAATGCTGCTGGGGAGGCTACGATCAGCTTTGCGCCGCCACTTCGCGTATCGCCTGCAAACAATACGCCAATTGAGTTCCGCAATCCTTATGCGCTCATGTATATGACCGAGCAGATCAACGAGCCTATTGAGCCTGGTATGATCTACGGCTTTTCGTTTACGCTGCGGGAATCTTTCTAATGGCAATTGATAGTACAACCCAAGTTGCCCTTCAGTCTACCATCCTCAACTGGCGCGCGCTGCTGTATATTGATTTTCTCGGAGACACTCTGAGGGCCACTAGCAGCATCTACAATAAAACCATATCTGCATCAGGAGATGCAGAACTTGATGGGACATACATTGCCTATGGCATGGATATTATGGAGGTCGGCCCGGTCAAGCATAATGAGACTGGCTCTGACACAGTAACAGTCAATCTTAATGGCCTGGTCGTGAACACTGACTTGCTCAACGCGATTGGTGATCGCTCAAAGTGGCAGGGCCGCACTGCGCGTCTGTGGTTCTTTATAGCAGATCAAAATGAAGCCCAGGTTGGCTCTATTGTGCCATACTACACTGGCTATATGAACGATGTGGTCATCAATGGATCAGCAAATTCTCAAACCATAACGCTGACTATTGAAAACTATTTGGCTTCGCTATCTGGCGCTCCAAACAAAACATATATGATGCAAAACCTGTTTGACCCTGGGGATTATAGCGCGTCAGCAAGTCTTGGTGCAGCCAACGGCATAGCCACTGGTACAAGCGCGGGCTACAATACGATGATGGGTGCAATCATGAGCGGCAAGTTTGGCGGCAGGATTGTCAACAAATGATCGAACTTGAGCGTCTGTCCGATTGGGAAACCCGCCTAGGCACTTACATTGAAAGTAAGCGTGATGAACCGTTTGCTTATGCAGTAAATGATTGCTTTTGTTTCTCTTTTGGTGCGGTAATAGCAATGACCGGCACAGATTGCATGTTAGAATTTAGGGGGCGATATTCTAACGAGTTTGGGAGCCTTCGCGCCCTCAAAGAGATTGGCCAAGGCGATCTCGAAAGTACCTTGGATTACAAGTTTCCAGTTATTGAGATTGGGCAAGCACAGCGTGGCGATCTGGCATTCTTTGATGGAAGTGTCGGGGTAGTTATGGGTGAATTTGCTTGGTTTGTAGCTGAACAGGGTTTAGAACGAGTACCGATGTCCTTCTGGGACAAATGTTGGAAGGTCGGCTAATGGGTTTTATCGTCGCTGGGATTGTTGGCCTTGCATCCATAATTGCACCGACGGCCATTGCTGGAGCCATCGGCGCTATTGGGATTACCGTAAGTGCTGCAACGATCACAGCCATTGGCGTGTCCTTGGCTCTGTCTGCGGTTTCCCAGCTTCTTCTGACACCGAAGGTGCCGGAAAGCCAACTGTCTCGCCTTAATGTTTCGCTTGACACCACAACACCGCGCAAAGCTGTGTTCGGCACTACGGCCTTGAATCTTGATTTGCGCTACCATGAGGCAAGCGGTGACGATCAAGAATATATTGATTACATCATCGCTGTCGCAGCGCACAAAGTTAAGTCTATCGATGAAGTTTGGTTTGAGGAAAAGCAGGCTTGGACAGCTTCTGGTGGAGTGACCTCAACCTACGCCAATTACCTTTGGGTAGAAACGCTAACTGAAGCCAGTGCATCATCGTATCTGACTGTCAATGCTGGTACTAAATGGGGTGCCAGTCAGCGCATGACTGGCTGCGCATTGGTGAAAATCCGCATTCGTCGTAGCGGCATCGACAAAGAGGTTGAAAGCCCGCTAGTCAACGCTCTGCCCAGTCGCGTCACTATTATCGGGGAAGGTGCGCCGCTCTACGATCCTCGCAAGGATAGTACTGTAGTTGGCGGCTCTGGAACGCACCGGGCGGCCAATCAGGCAACTTGGGGGGTGTACACCAACCCAGACGATACCGACAATCCTGCGCTGCAATTGCTCTGGTGGCTCCTAGGGTGGAAAATCAACGATAAACTTTCGGTAGGTTGTGGGGTTCCTCCAGCCCGCATTGATCTTCAAAGCTTTATCGTGGCTGCCAACATTTGTGATGAAAATATAGCTTTGGCCAGCGGCGGTACGCAGAAGCGCTATCGAACTTCTGGGACGGCATCTGACTCTGATGACCGTATGAATGTCATCAGCACATTTTTGGCCTGCATGAATGGGACGCTGCGCGATAGCAACGGCAAGCTGGCACTGACTATCATCAAGAATGATCTGTCAAACTATGTCATGACACTTGATGATAATGACATGCTGGATGACTTTGAGTGGAGCCAGACTCGTGGCTTGACTGAAAGCTATTCCAAGGTCCGAGGCAGTTATGTGGACCCATCACAAAACAGTCTATATCAGTTGGTGGATTACCCTGAGATAGAGGTAGTCGGGGGATCGCCTGACGGAATCGAGCGCGTGATGACGCTTGACCTTCCATATGTCGAGGACGGTCGCCGCGCACAGCGGATCGCCAAGCAAGTTCTCCAGCGCAATCAGTATCGCGGAACTTTTAGTGCTTCTTTTACGGCCAAGGCTTTGGGGTGCGACATTGGCGATGTGGTTCGTCTGACGTTTACGCCTCTTGGCTGGTCAAACAAACCATTTCGTGTAGTCAGCAAGGAAATCCGCTTTGATGGCCAAGTGCCACTCGTTCTGATCGAAGAAAATGCTGCAATTTATGCCTGGGATGCAGAGGATGTTGCACCTGTAACACCAGCAACTCCGACAATTTATGACCCTTTGAAAAGCCCGATCATCAAGGGCATTACTGAAGCCAATGAATTGACGATCACTGGCTATCTGACAAATGAAGCGATCACAATTGCCGCTGATAGCCTAGGAAACGTGATTAGCTATAGCGGGGCCGTTGGTAGCTTCAAGGTTTACCAAGGCATCACAGATAAGTCTTCTCTTGCGTCATATAGCGTTGCTTCAACTGTGGATGCCACTGTAGCAATCAATGCTACGACTGGCGCGTACTCGGTCAGCAACCTTGCAGCCGAAAACGGGAGTGCAACTCTGCAAGCCGTTTTTGGTGGTGTTACGCTGCAAAAGGTTTTGAGCCTTTCTAAGGCCCGCCAAGGAAACATTGGCAACATCGGCCCTGCTGGGTTGAACGCTTATCTCACCAAGGAATCCGTGCAGGTCTTTGCTTATGCCAATGGCGGCGTGGTTTCTTATGCGCCAACTGCGGGTGAGTTTAAGATATTTAGTGGCAATACGGATGTCAGTAGCAATTTCTCGCTTTCTACCGTAGACAATCCGCAAAGCCTGATCGTGGTTTACTCTGGCCGCAACTACCAAGTCACTGGCGGGTTTGATGCGGCGGAAGACAATGCCACGGTGACGATCCGCGCTACCGGCTCTGGCGACTACGCCGGGGTGACATTGGACAAGGTAATGTCACTGTCCAAGTCCAAGGGCGGTTATGAGATTGTTTCCTCGCTGCCTTCTACCGAGTTGTTTGAAGGTAGGGTCGT